CAGCATTGCGCGGACGTCGTCCTCTCCGAGGCGGATGGTCTCGAACTCCCGGTAGGGCGTTTCGACGTACTCGCTCCACGCCTCCCCGTCGTCGTCGATGTCGTGGATGTAAAAGCCTCGCGGCTGGCCCTCGTCGTTGAAGTTGAGACCTGTAATGCTGCCGCAGTAGAACACCGCGCGGCCTGCCTCCGGGAGCTGCTGCGGCCGGTGGATGTGGCCAAGTGCCACGAGGTCGAAGTCTGCGGCTTTCAGAGTGTCGGGGTAGATGACGGGCTCAAACTGTGCAAATAGCGCGGTCTGGCCGCTCTCCATGTTGCATCCCGGGACGGTGAAGTGCGTGGACAGGATGCTCGTCACGCCGGGCTCGCACTGTGCTTTCAGGCCGAGAACGACCTTTGCCAGCTCGTCCGTGAACACCTGCGTTTCCTCCTCTCGAGAGAGGCCCGGGTGCGCTGCCCGATGTACGCCACGGTCAAAGCCCGGAATACACGCTACATCTACGCGCTGCCCGTGGTAGGTGTGGATGTGGAGCACCTCCGGCTCCGTTACGACGCTGACCGAATCATCGCCGTAAAAAGCCGTCGTCAACATCTCAAACTGCTCCTCGCTGTCGTGGTTCGGAGTGCCACGCAGCACAACCGTCGGGGCCAAGTTGGAAAGCCGCCGGATGTGGTCTATGGCCGTCCGGCTCTCGCGGAGACCTCTGTCCGACCATACGCGGGCCTGATGGAAAATATCGCCAGAAACGACGATGAGGTCCGGTCGGTGCTCCTCCGCGTACATCGCCTGAAAATCAAGGCAGCGGCAGATGTCCTGAAAGCGGGCATTCTGTCCGCCGACCTCCGGCCCGGGGAAACTGCCGATGTGCCAGTCTCCGGTGTGCAATACTTTCAGCATCACATATCCTCCTTGAGCAGCTCCTTGATGATGTCGTCGAGCTTGCCGCGCCGCGCTGCATCCGCACGAGACTTCGCGCCCTGAATATTCCTCATTTCATCTTCGGTCGGAACCTGCGCAGAGCCCTTGTGGCCGGAGCTGATGCTGAACGAAATGTAGTCCAGCGCGAGCTTTGCGAGCTCGGTGCGGTCCGGGCTGCGGAACGTCCCGATAGGGCAGCAGGTGCGCTCGGCGTTGGTGTAACGTCCGCCGCCGGAAATAAAGATGGTCGCCATGAGCTGTGCCTCGTGAGGGATTGTTTCAGTCTCCTTGACCTCAAACATTGCCACGTTGTCCGAATTGACGGCGACCATGCCGTCCTGCGAAAGAATCATCATAATCATTTCCTCCATGTATGGTTTCTCTGGCAGTCGCGGCAATAAGCCACTCCGCCGAAATGCTTGCGGCTGTACTCTGCTACGTCGAGGCCGACCTGCTTACCGCAGTCCGCGCAGAACTCGCTGTCGCCGTTCCGGCCCTGCTGTCGGTTGCTCGGCGCGGGCTGCTGCTGGCGAGGCCGCTGCGCCGGTCTCTCGGGCTGCTGCTCCTGCTGGGGCTGCTCCGGTACGACCTCAAAATCCGGCTCCGGCTGCGCATATCCCTCGTCGTCATCGTCCACATAGACCGTATGGCTGGTTTTCGGGCGGCTGCCGTACAGGTCATTCGCCGCGCCAAACATGGACTTTACCGCCTCCTCGCGGACGGCCGGGTTGTCAAGGTTCGGGACAAGGTATGCCACGACAAAGGGCTTTTTGAACTCCTCGATAAGGTAACTGGACTTAATCTGCATCGCGGTGCGGAGGGCGCGGTTGAGAGCCTTGCTCTCGCACATCTCGCTGCGGAACTTCATAAATTCTGCCCGCTGCTTTTCAGTCATCCCGGCCGTCACATCATCCACCGCAATTTCCTTGTGGGCGACGATGGTGACGTTCTCGCCGGTGAGCTGCGGGACGCTGATTCGGACCTCGTGCTTGACGTCCTTGTTGGGGCAGCCTCCGCAGCGAATCGGCTTTCCGATGCTGCGGTTGACCTCAGCGCACTTCTGGCAGGTGGACGGGACGACCGGGCGGCTGGAAAGAATCTTGATGCCTGCGGCTCGCATGAGCTTGGTAAGGCCCTTTTTGGTGAGGGCGTACTTGGCCGGGGTCGCTTTGTGGACGTACCCCTTGCTGTCGCGCCACTCGTCCTTGGCTTTCTCCATCTCATAGATTTCGCCGTCGTTGAGGTTGGTGCTGATGCTCACGGAGTTCATCACCGGCTTTTGGATGTCGGCAATCTCCGTCACGGTCTGCATCGGGACGAGGAGGTTGTACTGCGCGGGCGGGTACTGCTGCGCAATGGTGAGCGCAGCGTGTTTGTTTTGTTCGTTCATGGTTCACGCTCCTGTTGACTTTTGATGTGGAGCGAGATACAATAGGCTTGTCCGACAAGAGGGTCGCGCTTTCGAGCGCGGCTCTTTTTTTATGCCTGTGTATCCGGCTCCTGCTGCTCTGCCGCTGCTGCGGCCTCCTGCTCGTCCAGCTCCTTGAGCAACTGGGTGATGGTCTTGCCTGTCTCCTTGCGGCAGCAGGTCGAGCCCATACCGACGCGACGGGCAGCCGCGCTGCGCAGCTTGCGCGAGCATCTGCCGCAGAGGCAGAAAAGGTTCTGTTCAGCCATGTGGTTCACCTCCTTTCAGTGATTCTTGAGCATCTTGAAGAATGCGTTGTTGATGACGTGGAACGCAAGCAGCGTGACGCCGAGCACGATAAGCCACTCGCCACCAAAGGCGAAGTAGCCACGCGCTGCGTAGCTGGCCGGAATGAGTGCCAGCGCGGCGATGAATCCGCAGATACCGGCCGATAGGACCTCTGCAATCCAGATGGCCGCAATGAGAATCGCTCTGTGAATCTTCCAGTCCATTTAGTGCTCCTTCCTCTTGAGGGCCTGCGCCGTCTCAATGACTGCGCGGCTGTATTTGCTGCTGTGCTGGCCCTTGCTCCATGCGGCTTTCATACCGCTGTCGCCCATGTTGTAAGCCATGAGAGCCTTGTCCGGGTCGTCGTACTTTTGGAACGCCTGCCCGAGGATGTAGAGGCCAGCCTCGATGTTCTGCTCTGGGTTCATCACATCCGTAATGCCGAGTTCCTCGTAGAGCCAGCGGTGATTGCAGACGTTAATTTGCATGAGGCCGAAGTCTCCGGTGTCGCTGACCGCATCCGGCTGGTAGTTGCTCTCCCGCTCGATGACGGCGAGGGCGATTTCAAACGGGACGCCCTGCCGCTCCGCCTGCTCCCGGACGTGCCGTTGCAGCTCGTCGCTCATGGGCACGTCGTAGAGGAGCTCCGGCTCCTGTTCGGCCTCTGGCTGCACCTCCATGTAGGCGAGCGTCACATATTCCGTTGCCGCTGTCTGCTGTGCGAGGTTTGCTGCAGCCGTCGTCGCGCAGGAGTAAGCCGCAATGAGTGCGGTGACTGTGCAGAAAAACGCAACGGCCGCAATCTCCATCTTTCTTTTAAGCGCATCCATAATCAGGTGTGGCGGCTGCCGTGAGCGAGCCGACCGTCCTCCGTGCGACGCGGTTGAGAATTTCTTTGACCTCTCCGCTCGTCCGGGTCCGGCAGAAGTCGTCGCAAATCTTGATTCGGGTGTTCCCGATGGTGAAGTCCTCCACGACGTTCCCGCTCTGCTTCGCCTCCAACACTTTTTACACCTCCTGTTTTCCGAATTGCTTTCTGTAAATGAGCTTCAAGGTCTGAGCCTTGTTCGTTATCTCGTCGAGTACCTCGAGGTACTGCTCCATGCGTGGCTTTTCTTTCGCGTCGATGACGCCGTCGGCTGCGATGTCGATGATTCCGTCCTTGACCTCCGGTAACGACTTCATTGCCGAAATGAGCTGCAATGTGACCCGCTCGAGCTCTTCCAGCTCAATCGGTGAAATTGTCCCGATGCCGAGCGGGCAGAGGTGCGAGCAGAAATGGTTTTGCAGCTCCGGCGCGTTGTAGGTGTCCGACAGCATCAGGACCTCCTCCGGGTGCGGGTTGATGGTTCCGAGCTCGATGTTGGCGAGCCGCGTCCGGTCGATGCCGGTCACCTCTGACGCACCCTCTCTGCTGCCTAACCGGTCGTTCCACGATGCCGCTGCGATTCGTGCCTTGTAGAACACGTTATCTGCGGCTTTCGTTGCCATTTTAGGCATTTATCCCGTGCCTCCTTTCGGTTAAAATATTTACAAGGAAACGCCAAATATTTGCTTTTGGCGTCATTATTTCGCATCAATGACGCGAAACGGGTCGCTTCGGGTTAAAAAAAAGGTCGTCGTAGGGATAGCCGAGGGCCTGCTTGATTTTCAGGCTCAGCTTGAGGGACGGATTCTTGTCTCCGCTCTCAATCTGTGCGTAGTGGCTCCGGCTCACGCCCAGTCGCTCGCTGAAAGTCTGCTGGGTATAGCCTGCGCCCTCTCGGAGCGTTTGCAGCTTTTTCCGCATTCCGCCTGTCTCCTCCTTTCTGTGTGACCCTTTTGGGGTCTTTCTGTGGTTTATTATAGTCCCTAATTGGGTCAAAGTCAAGTTTTTTTCAAAAATTTTTGCTATTTATGACGCAATTAGCGTCATTTGTCCCCGTGAGGGGATTTTTGTGATACAATATATAAGTCTTAGGGAGGTACGTCTGTATGGATAAGTTTTCTGAACGGTTGGTCGCGCTCCGCAAGGAGAAAGATTTGACGCAGGCCGAGTTTGCCCGCCTCTGCGGCAAGCAGCGCACTACGGTCTCCGGCTACGAGACCGAGGGCAAAGAGCCAGATTTCGCCCTGCTCTGCCAGATGGCGGACTATTTCGGGGTAACCACTGACTATCTGCTGGGCCGCGAGGATGAGCGCGCCCACGGTAACGAGGCGTTCCGTCAGGACAATGCAAATTTCAAGCGAAGATATGACGCCCTCCCGAAAGAGCTCCGCGCCGTCGTCTCCTCGACGTTCGATTCGGTCTATGTGCTGCTCTCCCGGTGCATGAACGCGCAGAACGCAGCAGAGCTGGCCCTGTATCGTGAGCTGTTCTCTGAGCTGCAAACCGGTCGCGGCGAGATAAAGAGCATCCTCGCTGATTGCGGGGGAGACCTGGCAGATGCTTTCCCGCAGATTATGGAGAAGCAGAACACGCTCAAGGCCAAGACCGCCTCTATTCTGGATAGCCTCTTGCAGGCCGATGTTGCGGCCTTAAAAGACAGCAACAAGTAACCTATTGGCCTGCGCTCCGGCGCGGGCCTTTTTTGTTTGGAGGTCATCATGGAGCAGTATCTCATATACCTGCGCAAGTCTCGTTCCGACCTCGAGGCCGAAGCGCACGGCGAGGGTGAAACGCTCTCCCGGCACGAGCACACTCTGCTCGAGCTGGCGAAAAGGCAACATCTCAACGTGACCGATATTTACCGCGAGGTCGTCTCCGGTGACACCATCGCTGCCCGTCCGATGATGCAACGGGTTCTCTCTGAGGTTGAGCAGGGCGTTTGGTCCGGCGTCCTCGTCATGGAGGTCGAGCGTCTGGCGCGCGGCGACACAATCGACCAAGGCATCATCGCACAGACGTTCAAGTTCTCCGGGACGAAAATAATCACCCCTATAAAAACGTATGACCCCGACAACGAGTTCGATGAAGAGTATTTCGAGTTCGGCCTGTTTATGAGCCGCCGCGAGTACAAGATTATCAACCGCCGGTTGCAGCGCGGTCGTCTCGCCTCCGCCAAAGAGGGGAAATGGCCGTCCGGTCTGGCTCCGTTTGGTTATCGTCGGGTAAAGCTCAAAAACGAAAAGGGCTGCTCGCTCGAGCCCATCGAGGAGCAGGCCGCAATAGTCCGTATGATTTTCGACCTGTACACGGTCGGTTTGCAGGACGAGGACGGTTCCGCTCGCCCGCTGTCTTTGGGCTCAATCGCCACGAGGCTCAACGATATGCACATCCCGTCTCCGTCCGGTTCGCAATGGGCAAGAATCACCATTCGCGGAATCATCAAGAATCCGACGTACATTGGCATGGTGCGCTGGGGCAGTCGTGAGACGAAGAAGAAAGTGGTTGACGGCAAGGTCGTTTCTGTGCGCGGTCCTGCCGACCCAGAGAAAGAGTGCGTATTCAAAGGCATTCATCCTCCGCTCGTTCCGAAGGAAACATTTGAACTCGCAAACGATAAGCTCACCCGGAGTGAGAATACTTCCACGCGCAAAGAAAAGGTTGTCCGGAATCCTCTGGCCGGTCTGCTCGTCTGCTCCGAGTGCGGCAGGCAGATGATGCGGATGATAAACCCTGTCCATCCAGATATGCCGGTCGTGCGCTGTCCTCGTCGCGGCTGCCCGAATTGCTCGAGCTATCTCCCTATCGTCGAGGAGCGCGTCATACAGGGCCTCTCCGAGTGGATGAAAGGCTATGAGCTCGAGTGGAGCTCCGCTGCCGCGTCGTCCTCCGTGTCGTCGGTCGGTGTCCGGGAAAAAGCTCTCGCCAGCGCGGAGACCGAGCTCCGCAAATTACAGCAGCAGCTCGAACGCACCCACGACTTCCTCGAGCAGGGCATCTACGACACAGATACCTTTCTGTCCCGCTCTCGGATGCTCTCCGACAAAATCGCTGCTGCAAAAGATAGCGTCACTCGCTGCTCCCGCGAGCTGACCGAGGAGAAGCTCCGGGAGACCAGCCGCCGTGACATCATCCCTAAGGTTAAGAATTTGCTCGACGTGTACCCGCTGCTCGAAACGGCCGAGGAGAAAAACGCTCTCCTAAAAGAGGTGCTCGAAAAGGTC